TGAAGTTTCTCACTGCTTTAGTGCAGGCGCGGAAGCTTGATGAGTGGCAAGTTCTGCCACCCCGTCCCTCTTGGATTTCTATTACTGACTCCCACTTTCTTGGTGGGGGAACATACAAGGACTTTGAGACCCTTACGGCTCGGTCCCGGCGTGCAATTGCCAGTTGGCAAGTACACCGGTTGGTAATATTGAATTCGGTAACGAGTCTTAAAAAGCGACAACCCCCAATCCCCGATATAAAATTAGCAAAGGCGACTCGTGACTGGAAGAAGGCACTCTTTACTGAGCGCCCCCTTCAACCAGTCCCACATAGAATCTTGAAAGTTTCGCTCACTTCAGGTGAGACTCGAGAGGTTTCCGCGACTACAGAACCCGTGGTATTTCAAAAAGGGCCAAGTGAGGCCCTTCCCAAAAGTTTACCAACGGGTCCAGAGTGGGCTATTGTCAAGAAGAAGGTCGATGAGATCTTGGATATGATGATACCCAATCTGAGAAAGCGGTGTGTGGCTCTCCCCTCCCTCAGTACGAGGGCGAGGCTAGACTCAAAGTCCTCAGCTGGTGGCATGTTTGGCGTTCTGAAGAGGTCGCTTGACCCGTCCTTACATCTCCCCCCCTGGCTAGAACCGTCGACAGCTCTCCCCACTCAGATCTTCAACCTGGGTCGTTTCGAGAAGTTGTCGGGTTTTGATCGAACCGAACTGTTCGGTCTTGTCCCCGAGGCTACGAGGCTGCTTTACGAGCAGTTTAGTTACCGACCGGATGACTTGATCGTGCAGGGCGTCGCACTACCTGAACCTTTTAAGGTCCGGATGATCTCCAAGTCTGTCGCTGTCTCTTATTGGACAATCACTGGTGTTCAGAAGCTTTCCCACGAAGCTCTGCAGGCCATTGCTGGTTTCCAACTCACCCGTGAGGTGGTTGGACGCGATATCTCTACGCTGCTGAACCTTTCGATGCCCAACCCCACTTTAGGTGGAGTAGGGGGTCGTAGTGTTCTTCCAGACGAAGAGGAGGACTCATCAGATCACCTCTGGGCAGTCTCAGGGGACTACACAGCTTCAACTGACAATTTGAATCCCGATTTGAGCGAGTATATCGTTGCAGGCATTTCTGGCCGTGCCAACTTTTCTCCTCATGTTGCGGAGCTCTTCCGAGCATCACTCACGGAGCACTTTCTTCCGACCGAAAGGGAGGAGATTGATGCTAAGAGTAATTTCATACCTCTCGATTATACTGCCGTTCCGGCGGAAACGATCGATATCATAGAGGACCTTACGGCCAAGTTTGGCGAAGGAGGGTTTTGTTGGGATGACGTCGCAGCCGCGATGGTCGATTCGAAGTTGATTGGTCTCAAGAGTCGTAGGGGCACCAAGCATGAAGATCTTAGTGATTATCTGAAGACGGAGAAACAAGTGGGGAAACGAGTCAAGCAGGCCAGCGGTCAGCTTATGGGCTCCCCCACTTCGTTCCCTGTACTGTGCATTGCCAACATGGCTCTCACGTGTGCAGCTCTTGAGATGGTTGAAGGTCCCGGCTCTCGCCCTATTGGTTCTAGTGGTGTTGAAGTGAACGGTGACGATGTTGGATTCGTCGCAAAGAGAGAAGCCATTTTGTCTTGGCAACGGTTGACAACAACCTTTGGTCTCTCACCGTCTGTAGGGAAGAACTTTGTGAGTCGTGAGTTCCTTCAACTCAACTCAAAAATGTTCCGGATTGAGTCTTTCGACTCTCCACAAGAGTACACGATTCGTTATCCGATCGAGGATCCCACTAAGTGGGTGACCGAAATGAGAACGTCTTTGTGGGTCCTTGTTCCCTGTCCTTCTTTGGCTGTTTTGGCCCCTCCTCGCCCGGTTCCATTCTTAGAATGGGTCGGTGTGGGGGCGGGCCTTCAGAACAAGTTTTTGGAGGGTTTTGACGGTGATGATGCCGATCGTTTGAATCAACTGTGGTTAGAGACGTGGTCTCAGTACCTCGCGAAGCTCCCCAGCGGGCTTATGAACTGGTTTTTCCCCAGGGAACTTGGAGGCTTCGGTCTCCGGGCAACCCGGGATGTAGTCAGTAACGAGGGTCAGAGGCATGCAGCTGCATGGCTCAGAGACAACGTCCAAGCGGAAGTGGCGCTGAAGTCTAAACCTTTCGAGATGTCCCCGGCTCGTGTTGTGACCACTACGGTCCACGAGGATGCTGAGGCTGTTTATAAACAGCTGTCGGTTCTGGGATACATTGAGAAGGCTTGGGTGTCAAAGGATCCTGATAGTCCCTTAGTACGGCCGGAGTTTTCACTCCCTGGCTTGGAAACGGTCTGCGGTATCTCTGGCTTCTCCTCTCTTGCGTCGAGTTTAACACCAAAAATGCTGGAGCGTGCTGATCTGTTGGACATGATCACCGCTGAGGCAAAGGGGAGACCCCCCGTTCTTACCTCTACTCGCGTGGCGAGTGCAGAATTCCAACGCTTTCAACCTACTATAGTTTCTACTGGCGACTACCTTCATGGAGTCAAGTGGACTTCCTCAAAGAAGACCTGGGCCGAATTGGCGCCCAAGGATCAAGAGGAGGCAAAGTGGTTATCCTCAGCTCGAGTGGGCCTCCGTAAGGCTGCCCGTTCGACTGGTCGAGAGATGCCTATTGAAGACATAGTGAGTTGGGACAATCGAAAGGTTGGGTGGGTCCTTGTGAATGGGACTCGCTTTGTGAAGGGAATGGCACCGGCGGTAAAGGTACGCACCGGTAAGATCATTGGCATGGAAAGTCCGCACAGTCGTGCGTCAGACTTTGGGGAGGCACAGGTGACTGGGCCCGTCTTGCTTGCGAGGCGGGGTCCGGTATTACTGATAGAAGATGCA